GAGTTAAGAGAAGGAGTCAGCCATAATCCCCACGCGGCAGCGCAGGTCTCTGGGGGGCGAGGTATTCGGGTCGCAGGGCGCGGTTTCCATGGCCGTCGCCCTGCGTGCCGACAGCAACCTTGCCTTCGCTGCGTTGCCGCGTCTTTTTCTATGCTGATACAACCTGACCTGACCACGCTCGATCATGCGAAGCAATGGCTCGACATCACGGGCCTGCGCATCGCGTCGATTGCTCAATCGGCACAGCCAACGCTGGTGACGCTCGTCACCGAGCCTGGCACGCCGCTGCTCAACGGCGCCACCTACTCGTTCGACGGAATAGCTGGCATGACGCAGCTTAACGACACGTCATGGCCAATCACCATCGTCGATCCAAAATCGTTCACGATCCCCGTGGACACGTTCATGTTCAGCCCTTATACCGGCTTGGGTTATGTCGGATTGGCGGACCCGATCATCGCGCGCCTCATCAAGGCGGTGTCTGCTTACATCCGACAGTACCTAAACCGGGATATTACCGCTCAGGCGTACACCGAGACGCGCAACGGTTACGGGCAGGATTCGATGCAGACCGCCCAATTCCCCATCGTGAGCGTCGCCAGTCTGTCGGTGAACGGGCAAGTGATCCTGGCGCGTCCTGCGTTGCAGGCGGTGCAGACGGGAGCGAACCCTGGCACCGGGTACACGTTCGACGAGACGATGCTTTACCTGTCGGGCGGGACGATCGGTCCCAACGGCTATAACTGGTCGTTCCCTCTGTGCTTCGTCAAGGGCTACCAAAACGTCCAGATCAACTACGTCGCGGGCTACCAGATCACCGACGAGCCGGCAACCGTGCCGAGCATGTCGCCCTATCAGGTGGCGACGATGACAACGTGGAGCGCGGGCGATATGGGCGTGAAGTACGCGAGCAGCGGCCTGGCGCTCACGAAAGTCACCGGAATCCCGACGCTTGGGCAGTATGCCGAGGCGGCTGGCCTTTATACGTTCTCGGCGGCGGATGCAGGCGTCGCAGTGCTGCTCTCCTACGCTTACGTGCCGTTCGATGTGGAGCAGGGCGTCATCGAGACGCTTGCCAATTTCTTCGTCGCGCGCTCGCGCATCGGCATGAAGTCCATGACCATCGAGCAACAGACGGTGGTCTATGATGTTTCGGCGATGAGTTCGCGCGCGCAAGGCATCCTGCAACAGTATCGGCGCGTCGCACCGATTGCGCCATAACCCATGGAGATCACCGATGGCAAAGGAAGCGCCGAAGCTCTGCAAGGACTGCAAGTTCTTCGATCACTCGAATACCGAACTGCCGGCAATCTGCACGCACGAGAATACAGCGGACGCCGATCTCGTCCATGGCGCACCGCAGACATGCGTGGACATGCGCTGGCAGAGGTGCGGGCCGGAAGCCAAATGGTTCGAGCCGAAGGACAATCCGGAGGCCTAGCGATGGGCAAGCGGCGCCGTGAACCCTATCCCGATACGCCGGACCTTGCGCGTGCTGACATCATCGCGCTTGCGCTCGACCGCTGTCCGACGGGGATACGCAATCCATTACGAGACAAGGCCGCAGCGATGATCCGCGCCCTCGCCAAGGAGGTCGTTCGCTTGAATGCAGAGCTTGACGCCGCCTACGAGTTCGAGAAGGATGACCTCAAGGCGGCGATGGACAAGATTTCTCGGAGGTGTGCGTGATCTCGGGCTACCTCATCGGCGATAGAGCGCTGCTCGCACGCATGGGCAACGTATCGTCACGCGTCAAGGCAAAGGTGGACGAAGCCGTCTCGCGGCTCGGGTACATGCTGCAACGTAAGGTGCAGGTCGACAAACTCACCGGGCAGGTACTGCGCGTGCGCACCGATCGCCTGCGCGGCTCGATCTCGCCTAGCTCGGGCGAAAGCGCGTCGCGCTTCGTGTTCACGAGCACGAGCGCGATTGCCTACGTCGGCACGAAGGTGCCCTATGGCGTCGCGTGGGAGCGCGGCATATCAGCGCATGACATCGTACCGATTCGCGCGAAAGCGCTGCGCTTCGAGATTGGGGGTGAGGTCGTATTCTCGAAGCGCGCGCACATTCCCGCACAGGCGGCGCGACCGTTTCTCCAACCCACGCTGTACGAGCTACGTCCGGTCATCCTGCGCGAACTCGGTCAAGCGCTGACTGACGGCACGCGCGAAGCGATGCGAGGCTAGGCCGTGGCCCTCAATCGCGATGCGGTCTTCCAAGCGCTGTTCGATCTCATCACGAACGACCCGCGCGCGGCAATCTTCACGATGACGCGGCGCTTCCTGCGCTCGGTCGATGCGACGAAACTCGAACAGATGCCCGCGCTGTATACGTTCCAGCTTCCCGAGACGCGCGAGCACAAAGGCACGGGGCTGCCTCCCAAGCGCACGCTGCGCTGCGTTTATGTCGTCTATTACGGCACGAGCAACCCGGATGAGGGCGAGCCGTCGCCGCTGCCAGCTACGCTGCTCAATACGGCAGCGGACATTATTGACGACATCGTGAGCAACCCCGGCAACCCGGGCAACGTGCAGACGCTTGGTGGGCTCGTGCAGCACGTTTACATCGAGCCGGACATTAAGCCGTACGAAGGGCTGCTCCAACAGAAAAGCGTGATCGTGTTTGCGCTAGGGATACTCGTGCCATGAGAGGCGATGGCGAGGACAATGGACCTAAAATCCCGATTCCAGGCAGCGCTGGCGCGCTCGTCTACGTTGCTCTCAAAAGTATGGCGATGCACGCTGGGGAATGTTCTCTCACGATTGAAAAGGTCCGCGTCGCCGGTGGAGGCTACGTCTACCGACTCACGCGGGACGGTCACCCAACCGCCGGACCCATCCGGTAAGAAAGGGAGTTAACCATGTATCAATTCGGCGCAGGCGTTTTGATTGGAACGCCATTGCTCAAGGCGGATGGCACGGCAATCACCGTACCTTCGCCTGTGCAATTCGGCGTGCTGCAAGAGGTGACGGTGGATGAGGACTTCGAGAGCAAGCCGCTATTCGGTGCGAACCAGTATCCGGTCGCAGTCGGTCGCGGCAAGGGCACGGTCACGCTCAAGGCGAAGGTCGGCCTCATCAACGCCGAGCTTTACAACACCGTGTTCTACGGTCAGACGCTTTCAAAGCAATTCGAGGCGATCTACCAAGACCTCGTTGGTACGCTCGTGCCTGGCACGGGCGCAACCGGTGGCGATTTCAACATCAGAGTTGCGCCTCCGCTCGGCACATGGCAGGCCGATCTCGGTGCGCGCGATGGCAACGGCGTTCCCTTCACTCGCGTTCCGACCGGCCCAACAGGCGGGCAGTACATGCTTGGCACTGCGGCGAGCGGCGATTACACGTTCTCGACGCAGGACCACGCGGCAGGCGTGCGCGCGTTCATCAACTATGCCTATGGCTCACCGACGGGCAGCACCGGGCCAGCGACGCAGCAATACATGGCGGTGGCCAATCAACCGATGGGCTACCAGCCTTCGTTCCAAGTCGACCTGCAAGGGCAGTACGCAGGCAAAACGTTTTACGTCCGGTATCCGAATTGCATATCGACGAAACTTAATCGCACGATGAAAAACGACGACTGGACGATTCCTGAGTTCGACATTCAGGCCTTCGTGGACTCCAACAACAATATCAGTTACGTCTGGTGGTACGACTAACCGCCATGAGCGCGAACGGACACGACTACACACCGGTGCCGGGGAAGATTCCCGGCACTGCGCTCAACCTAGGCGGGCACGAGTTCATCATGCCTGCGCTCAACCTCGATGCCTACCAGAGCGTCGAGGAAAATATCAAAAAGATCGGCGATGTTGGCGACCTCAGCAAGGAACTGGCAAACGCCATCCCGATCGTCCATGCTGCACTGTTGCGCAATTACCCAGAGATCACCGTGGAGGATGTTCGTGGCTTGATGGACTTCGGCAATGTATCCGCGTGTCTCGCCGCCGTCGTCAAGGTGAACGAACTCAAGCAAGGCAAGCCGGGGGAGCCGCCCCGACCAGCGAGCCCGTAGACTGGTCGGAAGCCTATGCTCATGTCGCGACGGCTACGGGTTGGACGTGGGATTACATCGGGCAGCACCTTACGCTGCCACGCCTGTTCGCGCTCTATCGCTACTGGTCAAAGAACCCGCCGACGCACATGATCGCGCGGGCGTTCGTGAAGGTGAAGGAGCCGGCAGCCGATAAGGAAGTGATGGCGCAGGCGGCTCATGCCTTTGCTCAATCCATGCCGCGCATGATTATGAGGTTGCCTGGCCGTGGTTGATACCGTTGATGGCGTAGACGTAAAACTAGGCGCCGATACCGCGCCAGTTACCGACGCGTTTTCGGATGCACGGTCGCAGATTGCGGACTCTCTGAACGCAATCGCGAAGGCGCTACAGGACTTCGGTGCCAAGAATCGCTCCGTCACTCAGGGCGCGAAGCGAGACAACGAGGAACTAGGCCTGTCGTTCGCTGCGCTCAGGACGCAGGTCGGCAACAGTTTCACCGGGATAACTGACGCCATCACAAAGTTCAAAGGCGCAATCGTAGGCCTCGGTGCCATACTCGGCGGCGGTTTGCTGTTCAAGGAGGCGCTTAACTCGTTCACCGCGATGGCGACGACGGTGCGCGAATTGCAGATAGTGTTTGGCGCCACGTCAGAAAAAGCGACCGAGCTAGCAATCAACCTCAAGCTCGCCGGTGTCGAGGCTGGCACGTT